TATTATTTTTACCTCTTGTGCTACCGCACTTGTATTTAATATAATCATCTTTTATATAACGTTTAAATAAACTTTATTTGTTAATGTTAAAATTTTGTTAAAAAGTCTAAAAAGGTTTCGTAATATCTAAAAGCATTTTATATTTGTACTATAATTAAAAAACAAAAATTATGAACACACAAGAACAATTATTATCACAATGTTTAGAAAATTTATCTAAACTATCAAAAGAAAGATTATTAGAAGAAACAGAACAACTTTTATTATCATTAACTGAAAGGTCTAATGAACCATTAAGAACCTTATCTAATTTAAGAAACTATTACAATAACCTTAAAACAAAAAACCCCCACTAAACTAATAGTGAGGGTAATCTACAAATAAAACTAAAAAAAACTATCTTATACTCCCGTAGGATCTATTTGTTCNGTTTCNGCNGTAACTGGTGCATCNANNAANTANGGTGCAGTTTCTTCTAACCCCTCAAAGGTAAGTGTGAAACCACTTAAATCTCCAGCAGCAGCACCCGTAACAACAGTACCACCCGTTAATTCCATTCCATTTTCTAATCCACATAGGAAGTTATTCCCATAATAATCCTCAACTACTACGTAAGGACGTCCAACCGCTAAAACTTCTAATTCCGCTTGTGTTTCAGCATCTAAATATGTAAGCGTTAGGTTTAAAGTTTGAGTGTAAAAAGTTGTTCCATTTTCTCTACTACTTGTAACAGTAGTTTCTAAAGATGAATTACCTTTTACATCATACTCGTACCACGCTGGTGGTGGTGTTCCATCCACTATTGTCGCCTCTTTTGTAGTGCTATCAACAGTTACAGATGCTATTGTTCCAAAGTCAGCAAAATACACTTTCTTAATGCCCCCAAAGGCACTTTTACAAGGTATCTTACGTCCAGTATTTAATGTACAACTCATTGTGTGTGTGTTTTATAAAAAAAGGGTAAATAGGCATTGATTTCCTACCTACCCTTATTTTGATTAATTAATTATGCGTACTGCACGATATCCTCTGCAATTCCAAACTGTACTCCAGATGTGAAACGCATTATCATTCTAACATTGTTAGACCCGTCTAAATCAGCCATATCTAATACTTTAACCACGTTAGTATCATTTAAGATACCAGTACCGAAGTAAAGGTTAGAACGTTGTGCTGCATACATTTTATCGTCTGATAAACCTGGACATACAAAAATCTTAACACCATCTACTGTAAGGCTTCCGTTGTTCCACCATTGTGATCCTTGATTGTTAACACCGTTAGCACCAAGACCACTTGCTGCAAACCCTCCTAAAGCAGATACATACAATTTAGCCGCTTTACTTGAAACGTAAAGGAATAAATCTTCTTTTCCGTAAAGTGCGTTAGGAATAGCCGCTACTACTGATTGCATTTGTGCAATAATGTTTGACGCATCTAAAACAACACCCGTAAGCACTTGTGCCGCTGGAATATCTCCCGCAGTTGCTGCTGCAGCAATGATTTTCTCAAATCCATCAAATGAATTTTTAGAACCCGCACCAGTATCTCCTTGCCAAATACAAAGTTCTGTATTCTGTGCTACTTCTGAAGCAACGTGTGCTATTAAGAAGTCAGAAAACTTTGGAGGTAAAGATTGTCCTAATCCATATCCCATTTGTTGAGATTCCCAATCCTTAACGAAGTCNTACTTACACAACTGTAAGTTAACCATTAATTCAGTAGGTTCCAAGATTTGTTCACTCAAAGTNATNNTTGAGTTAGGGTCAAAGTCACAATCCGCTGGTTGTACCAAAGAACCCGTTTCTAATTTTTTGATTACTTCCTTATAGGAAATATTCGCTTTTACTGTTAAACCACCATCGTCAATTGTTGATGCCGATAATAATGCCGCTGCGATATACTCCCCAGCAAATTCTCCAGCATAGGTAGTATTGACAGTTACGGTAGTTGCTAAATCTACATTTTTTAAATTTGCCATTTCTATTTATTTAATTTATTTAATACTCTATCTAATGTTGTATTGAAACGACCTTTGCCGAATTCAACACGTTTCTTTTTTGTCCCACTCTCTGGGTTATGTTTGATTGGCTTTGCAGACAATTCAACTTCTTCTTTTACTTCGATGTTTTCAACTTCTTCTGTTTCCTCTGAAAACTTTTCAGTAATTGTACGTGACTTCATTTTNCTATCAGTTGACATTTCTTCTTCTTCAACATCTTCTGACTTTTCAACTTTATCAGCCTTTAAATCAGCAATAGCATCTTCAAGGTTTTTGATACGCTTTTCCATACCTTTCCAATCAGCAACGTCTGCTTCTTCTTCTAAATCTTCAGTAGTTTCTTCTTCTTTTGCTGGTACGTCATCAGATACATCTCTAACGTCTGCAATAACTCCCTCTTCCTCTACAATAAGAAGTTTACCATCTTCAAGGATATACTCCCCAACTGGCATTGCTACTTTTTCATCATCTGTTACAATGAATACTTCGTTTCCTTTTTCTAATGCTTCTGTTGTGATAACAGTACCATTCTCTAACTTCATCTCCTCAAGTTTAACCTCGATGTTTAGAAGCGTTTTAATGTCGTTTAACATTTTTATTGATTTCATAACTATATTACGTTTATTAATTAATTTTTTGCGTTTTCAATAACGTTAGACACATCTGGAAGAACATAACTAAAAGAAGTAGGATTCATTTGGTTATTGATATCTTCTTCAATATCCGCCTTTAACTTTTCAATTTTTTCTTCTTCTAAATATTCCATTGCTATACCAACTTGACTTTCCTTGTTTTTAAATTCAGAAAGTTGTGAAGCCTTACCCAAGTTTTCATCTTGTATTAAAACAACTCCAGCACGTCTTGATTTGTAAGGATTACCCTCTGCGTCTAATTCATCAGATACACCATTTAAAATGTATTGAACTTTATATACCACATTTTCTAACCCCTCGTATTCGTTGTAAACCCATACAGTTCTACAATCCCATTCGTAATTTATCATATTTATTTATTTAATCGGTTCTTGTTATTACTCCTATTCCTTGTGCCCTTACACTACCATCACAACATTCAATACTGTATGTGTTTTCTTCCCAACAAAGACAAGCACGACTACTGCTTTGTGGCGATGTTCTACTTGCTATATAAGGCGTGTTATTCTTTTTCATTAAGTATCGATATTATCTTTTCTAATATTTCGTCTGATGTGTTTTCTACCTTGCTTAATTCTTCTTTTTCAGCAAAGAAACCCTCAATAGATAAACCTTTGTATGTTCCAGCCTTAACGTCTTTCCATATTTCATCATTAGTGATACGCATAACAACTGCCCAAGCACCTTTAACTGCGTTTAAACCATATAAAGCGGTCTTATCACGTTTAGGATCTTCTACTATCCAACTTTCAACCACACTAACACCAGATGCTTTTGTTTGATGTTCTAATGTAGCGTTATTACTATTGTGTTTTTGTAGGTACAATTCAGCCGCTTTCCTTACAGTTTCTTTTGAAAAGAATATGTGATACTCTTTTTCTCCATCACGTCTGTAAATAGCCTTTTCTGGAACAAGTGCCAAACCTACAACTATCTTTTTATCTTCATCAATAGTTTTAAATTCTACTTTGTGGTTGTTTAACGCTACAAAGTTTTCTTCGATTGCTGGACTTTCAACAAGTGATATAGCATCTACACCAACCTCATCGTTTTCCTCATCAATAACTAATTCTATTAAATTCATTTCCATAATTATATTACGTTTATATATTTATAATTTGCGTTTTTAACCTATTGGGTTACCCTATACTTGCACCCTCAACAATGTTCCTATCTAACTCTTGTGCAGATGTTACATCAGAAGAAACAACATAAGCCCTTGTAGGCACTTGCGTTTGTCCTCCTATTGCGTCTGCTAATTGATTAGTGTTACTTGCACCTACTACGTTAAACGATGGTGGTCTTGGTGGTGCAGAAGCACCTAATGATGGTGCTGATTGAGTACCCCCACCTCCCCCACCTCTAACGGTTGGCGTTTTTACAGATATTATCTTTTTAACATTTGCGATACCAGCAATTCCNATGGCAGCCGCATTTGCAAANTTTAAAGCAGTTTCAAAAGGCGTAACAGTAGTAGCCGCTAACGCATCAGAAACACCTCTGTAAGTATTAATAGTTGCAGCCGCAACCGCAAAAGCCTTACCAGCGACAGTTTCCTCTCCAGCAATAGCACTAAATGCTTGTAATACAGATGCGGTTTTGTCTAAATTTGCTTTTTTTGCTGCCGCTTCTGCTTCTGCAATTTGTATTGCTTTTTCAGCATTTTCCTTTAACATTCTTAACCGTTCTTCTTCTGCGGTCTTTTCTTCTTCTTCTCTTTTTAATCTTGCTTCCTTTGCTATTCTATCTCTTTCGTCTTTTTCCTCTTTCGCTATTCTGTCCGCTTCATCTTGTAAAGCCTTTTCCTTTGCCCTTTCTTCTGCTTTTAAACCAATTATTTGAGATGTTACTTCTTTTGCTTTTGTTAGCCTTGCAGTTTCAAGTTGAATTAATTGTGCTTTTAATTCTGCTTCTTCGTTTAGATCTTCTTTGGTTGATTTACTTAACTTGTTTTCCTCTTGCTTTGTTTCAAACCTTATCCTTGCGGCTTCTATTTCTTTGTTTGTAATATCTTCTTCTAACTTACCCGCTTCTTCTAAAAACCCAATCCTTTCTTGTAAATTGTATTTTTCTTTGTCAACTGCCTTTTCTAATAAATCGGCACGTNTNCTATCCGCTT